TTGATTGCTTCCAGCGGGTCAGTCTTACCCGAAGCGCCACCACCAGTAGTGAGCGGAACAGCAGTCACTTCACCGTCAACGCCAAGGTCTGAACCACCGAAGTCGGTGATGTCCAGCTTGTTCGCTGCAAGAAGTTCGTCTGAACCCGCATTGGAGTCGGCTTTAGTGCCTTTGACGGTGGTGTTACGAGTACCCGCAGCAGAGTAACCACAGAGGTACTGAAGTACGTCTGCGTCGTAGCTGTCGCGGATTTTGTACGCCGCACGGTCAGTTGCCAGCTCCATGAAGTTCACATGGGTGATGGCATCTTCCAGATCATCGAGCTTGAACGAGAAGTAGTTCGCCATGTCGATGATCATCGTGAAATCGGCATCAGTCAGAGCTTGCTGAGAGATGTCAGTACCACGAGTGTAGGCGTTGACAGTGATATCCGGCTCTTTGATGATCCGGACGGAGTCGCCAACATTGGCGATTTCACCGAAGTAATCATTGTTAGTGATGTCTTCGATGACAGAGGTCTTACGGAACGCTACCTGCGCTTTCTTGCTGAAAATGATCGGCGAGAAATTGCCGTTGGTAAACTGTCCAGTAAGACCGGAAGTGGTTGCGGAAATTTTAGTACCTGCAGCCATTTTTTCCTCCATCAGTCTTAGAGAAAGTTACACGAAAGGGCAGCACCACCACGGTACTGTCCTGCAAGAAATCCCCAGTGCGTTCAGAGGTCTTAGCTGTGTCAGGTTACCTTTGGCCGAGGGGCTGACTGCTCAGAGTGTTCTGAATGAATGCGGTTTCTTATACGATTTCCGGAAATGCGTAGCCGCGAATGCGGGGGCATAAGGGGGCAGTTAGACTGCCCCATTAAGTAGCTATAGTTATATACTACAGCATGTTGTTTGTCAATAGTAATAAACTACTATCAACCTGAAATGTCGTAGATGAATCTACCTTCTTGCATTGCGTCGGCAATTTCATCAGACATTTTCTCGTACTGCCTGTCAGACATGGCTGCAACCTCAGACTCTGAGATTGTACCTTTCTCTTTTGGCATTTGTACGTTGGAGCGAACCGATACGTCCATTGCAGCATCGCGATCTTCGTTCGAAGGACGGCCTCTCTTCTTACCTGCTTTGGTAAGACCCTTGTCCGCCTTGTAAAGATCGATGGCACGAGCAGCAGACCTAGCGTCAGCTTCATTCTCGTAAAGTGCCTGCTGCACCCACTTAGGCTGCTCTTCAGCCCAGTCGTGGAACGCATCGTCGTCTCGAATCTGCTCGAAGTCTGGGTGGATGCTCAGAAGCTCTGCCTCTGCCTTGTCGCGAGTTGCAGCATTCTGCATCTCATCGATTTCCTTCATCCGCGCTTCGAGATGCGACTGTTGCTCTTTCGCCTTCTTCGAGGCAATCGTCTCAACAATCGCGGCTACGTCAGGATACTCCTTAGCCCAAGCATCGATCTCTTCTTCCGACTTAGGAAGTTTGATCTGCTCTTGAGCTGTCTGCGCAAGTTGCGCCCGGATATCCGCTAGCTCTTTCTCAAACTCTGCCTTCTGCTTCTGCGCATGGCGACGAAGATCGCCGTAACGCTTCTTGAAGGTCTTCTCTTCAGCAGACAGGTTCGCATCATGCTCAGCGATTTCCTGTTCTTTAGCTTCCGCTTCTGCCTGCTCTTCGCCAGCGAGTTGCGCTTCCAGTTCTTCCAGTTCACGCTCTTCGTCTTCGACGGTCTTGGTGTTCCGGTACATCATAGGACGTACCTTTACTTTCTTCTCTTCTTTAATGGCGATCTCTGCCATGTCTTACTCCGTAATTGGGGCTACCGTAGCCTGTGCAGGGGGATAGGTTGCCAATTATGGGACTGTTATCTTGAAGCCAGTCCCTTCCGCTTCTTAACCAGTGCGCCTTTGTTGAAGCCGCCTGTGAAGCCGCGACTACCGCCGCCGCTAAAGCTGAATGATCCAACACCCGGATTGCTTCTGCCTCCGCCGCCGCCAAGGCCGGGACGCTCGTTGAATGCATCTACAGGTGCGCCAGAGCCAATGCTGTAGCTTCCACCGCCGCTAGGCTCATCATCATCGTCGTCATCAAACACAGCACCCGGCTGGGTGTTGACAGTCACATCAGGCAGTGGGTCAGATACAGTCGGAAAGCCGTCATCAGACGAACCCGGAGTGCCAGACTGATCACCATCAAAGAACGGATCATCACCGGAAATGCCACTAGGCGGACCGCCCGGACCATCGTCGTCGTCGTCGCTGTCGCCGATCTTACCCAGCGTGATGTCAGGCATGCTCAGACCAGCCAGACCACGATTATTTCGCGTAGGCTTAGGCTTTGGCAGGCTCATTCCGCTGAACTGACCTGACTGGATTTCGTCAATCGCATCAGAAATCTGCTTGAGCTTCGCTGCGTCAGTTTGAGTAGCGCCCGGAAGATTATACTGGTTAGGCGTTCCAGAAAGGGCTTGACCGATGATCGCATAATCGGAGTCTGTAAACTCCGTGGAAGGCTTACCCAGTATCTGAGAAATGTTGCCCTCAATCTCGTTAGGCTTACCACTGCCCAACCCAAAGGCAGAAGCAATGCTGTCGCCAAGCCCTACCTTTTCTGAGTTGCTCTTAACGAACTGCTCACCCATCTTCTGAAGAGTGGCTTTTTCGATCAGTGCCTTGTGAATCTCATTGCCAGCAGCAGGATTGCCAAACTCACCACTACTCAGTTTTGCCTGACGCTCACGGCCCTTTGCCACGCCCTCTGGGCTGAAGGCAGCAAGAACTGAGCCTACACCAATTCCGCCCAGACCTACGCCAATGCCTGCGGCTTCTTCTTTGGTCAGCGTGACTTTGCCATGCTCAGAGTTTTCAAGAGTTACGCCACCATCAAGGTCGTAACTAATGTCCCAAGCTGTAGAGCCGATAACTCGACCCTTCTGTGAATCAACGTAACCGCCTGTATGAATAACGCCGCCTCCCGGCTTCTCTGGCGGATCAGACGGATCATCTTCACGCACCCCTCTTTGAGGCTGCATTTGAGGAGGAGCAGGGGGCTGCTCAGGCGAGACTTCAGTCTCTTCTTCTGGTGGCTCTGTGCCTTCTGGGTAAAAGCCTTCTGGAACTTGCGAAACAGGCGCACCGTTCATGTGCATGATGATGATCTTGCGGCCAGCATCGTTCACATAAGTGACGATCTCCGCAGTATCGCCGTCAGTACCCATCAGCTCTCTGAAGGACTTGTAACGCTTCTCACCTTGGACATCACCACCTTCAGCCATCTCCAGCTCTGCAACCATGACGGCTGGCATGTCCATGTCGTCGGGAATGTCAAACACCGCAGCAGGGGCTGTGTCTTCCATCACAGCTTCGTCTGCGTTGCTCATCTGGCCCATCTTCTCCATCATCGATAGACCTTGCTTGGCTTGCTGACGCATCATCATCAGCTTCTCCAGCCCGATGTATCGCACTACATCTGCCGGAAAGACGAACTCGCCCTCGCTGAGTTTAGCATCGATGTCGTCACGCACTTCTTCTTGCAGTGCGCCGGGTGGTACTTCGTTTCCAGATACAGGATCGACAGTGCCGCCCTGATCGCTCAAGCCACCTTCTTCATATTCCATCATCAGCATTTACCTCTTCTCGAAGCATCTTCAGACGCTTCAGTGCGGTGATTGCACCTTGGGTGCGGTAGATGTCAGTAGGGTCGCTTTGTTGCTCAATGGTGCGATGATGCAGAGCAACAAGCTCATCTACGTAGTTATTGAACGCCGCCCATTGGCGGTTGTTGTTGACCAGCGTCTTGAGGCTGTTGAGTACTTTGTGGTCCATTACCTGTGAATCCCGGCTCACCCGGCGCAGGAGCTACGCCAGTGCCTATTGTGCCGCCACCAGCTCCAGTCGGGTCTGCCGGGTTTGCCCCAGCAGGTGCTGCGCCTTGTTCGGCCATTGCTTGAAGACCACCAGTCTGTGCAAGAAGCTGTGCCTGACGCATTGCCTCTTCCATGTTGTTGGTGACCTTTTCCGGATCGAGTTCCAGCGACTTCGCGATTTCACGAATGATGTACGAAGTCTTCGCAAACGGAGCGAGCATCTGGTTGCTCGTGATTTGCAGGAACTGCATGAGACGCTGGCTACGGACCTCGTTAGCCATCAGGCTCTCTGTGCCACGCGCTTTAACTTCGAGGTCGCCGTTTGTGTCGGGGTCGAAGTCAAACTGCATATTGAACTGGAATAGACCTTCACCCAGAGGACGCAGCAGATAGTCATCGATGTTCTTGATGACAGTCTTTATGCTACCGCTGGCGGCGTTCATCAGCATTGAAATGCCAGATGCTGTGCGGCCTACGCCAGTAACGCCGGTCTGACCGTGCGCAAAGGAAGGGAAGCCTGTGCTTTCGTCTGCAAGCTGCCGAGCTTTGTCGAAGAGCTGCATGTTCTCGCCAGCCACGTTCGGGAACTTAGTTCCGAAGATAGCCTGTCCCGGTGCGCCAGCCTGACGACGGAACACCTTGCCGGGGTAGATAGCCATGTCCTGACCCGGCACGAGGTTTGTCTCATCGATCTCGATAAGCAGGTTGCCTGACAGAACAGCGTTGTCCACAGCCATACGCATAAAGCCGTTCATCAGCGTCTGCGTATCTTCCATGTTCTCGGCAAGGCCAACACCAAAGAAGCTGTATGGGTTCATCTCATACGGCACAGCCATATAAGGAATACGCATTGGCTTGAACGGATTCAGAACCAGACGGATCAGCTTGTTGTTACAAATCCATGCGTTTGCGTGAATCTCGTCTGCGTCTTGCAGTCCTTCCGGAAGTTCGATGCCCATCTCTTCGATGTAGTACTTATCGAAGTTGCCCCAGTATTCCAGAACCTCGAAACGCTCGATGTCCTGATAGTGCTGGTAATCGCGCAGCGTATCTTCCCAGTACTCGCGATTGAAGTTCTCGCCCATCTCGATACACATATCGATGGCTTCAGCACGGAAATGTGGACGCTTCTTCAGATCGCGGAGCTGGCTGCGGTTGAGCCGATGACGCTGGAAGACGTAGTTTGCGTCGTCCATGTTCGTTGCATCTGGGTCGGGGTAGAAGTCCCAGATAGATACGTGGCTGACCTGTGGTACGAGCTTGAAGTTCGGATCATACTCGCCATCGTCATTCCAGTTGGCGTATTCCTTCTCTACAGCAAACGGACCTTTCATGATCCCTGTGCCAAAGAGAGCCATCTCAAATGCGGAGCTACGAAGATGCTTGCTTGCGCTGCTCTCTTCGAGCTGGTCCTTGATCTTCTTCTCCATCTTCTTTGCGGCAAGCATGGCTGGATAGAACGTGGCAGAAGAAGGAGTAGCACCTGTGCCTTCCTTTACACCCTCAATCTCGCTCAGAGGGTCACTGAGCGGCCCTAAGCGATCCACGAGGGTGTTTAGCGTGTCACCGGGCTGAAGTTCATTGCCGTCGCCGGGAAAGCCATAAGGAGAGGAGGGGGCTTGCTGCTGCTGTTGCTGCGGATCAAAGTGTACCGCCTCTGCTACCTTCTCAGGCAGCTCAGTCGGCTCGATGCTCAGCGGAAAGGAGTTGTTAGCAAACAGAACGTCAGTGATCTGACCATAAGCTGCAAGAACTTTGGTCTTAGTCACCTTGACAAATACACGAGACTTTTCAGCCTCGGTGAATGACATGTCATCAGAGTAAATGCCACGGTAGTTCTGATACGCATTCAACCAACGCTTCTCGTCGTTGATCCGTGCATCAGAGGCTTTCGTCCACTTGCCTCGAATAGTCTCAAGGATGGCGCGAAGACCTACATCACCCTCATCTTCTTCGGGTGTGTCATCGAGAACTACTGCCTCGTCAGTCTCTGGAATGATGTCATCTTCTTCCATGTTTTTTCCTTAGTAGCCAAACACTCGATCAACAGGTCGATACGATGGCGGTGGCAGGTTATCCCCAAAAACGCTAAAGCGAGGCCGGGTCATAATCCCATAACGCAAGGCGTCATACAGGTGATCCTCCGCTTTAGTATCGATGTCCTCTGGATTCTTCTTGTCCAGCGGTAGGATAGGGAGCTGCGCAATGGTGTTGCGGCAGCTATTGAAGAACACGATCTCAGGCTCAAAAGTCTGTTCGTCCACTTTCAATCTGCGGTGCAGCTCGTTCTTACCAGCCACTCGCGATCCTGCGCTTCGATCTGAAGGACGCCACCTGCATCCCCGGCTGATCATCTGCTCTGCTAGACTTGGCCCTGTGTCTCCGCGCCTATGCCAGCAACTACTATCAAGAACGCCATATCTGATGTTGCCGTCATCTTCTTCTAGTTCGAGAACCCTGTCTGCGAGATCAGCGGCGAGTACTTTTGATACGTACAACTCGCGATACACGACCAGTTGCTCGTCAGGAGTAACTGCAAACCAAAGTACAGCAGAATAACTTCCATATCCGTAATCACACGCCCTGAACTTTACCCATGTCTTTGGTAGCTCGTATGGCTCAACGACATGTACATTCCTATCCCACTCAGTGAACGCCGCACCTTCTGCGATGTCCCAGCTACCTTCCAGTAGCTGTCTTCTCTGTTGCTCTGGTAGCGAGAGAAGGTTGGCCTCATAGTCACCTGCATTAGAAAGAAACGGATTGTCCGCCAGCCTTGCTGGAATAAACCGCCTCTTGAATAGAGCCTGACCTTCTTTTGAGTGACCTACCGGATATCTGAGTGTCTCGCCTGAATCGATGTCAGTAGCATCGAAGGCTTCGCCAAATGTAGCCGGGTCAATGAACATCTTCTTGACCCAGTTATGGCCTGCTCCTCCGGGGTTTGTAGTGGCCCTCATATAGATAGGAAGGTCAGGTGCAGTGGAACGTAGACGAGAGCGGAGGTAGTTCCATGCAAATGGCGTATGCCACTGCGTCAGCTCGTCCATGCCTATCCAGCTAAAGCTCAGACCCTGATAGCGAAGCACGTCTTCATCTCTATCGAGGTAAGACAGCCACAGCCTCGCTCCAGATGGCGCGGTCCACTGCATTTTTCTCTCGGACCACTTAATGCCCGGATACACTTTTGGATACAGCTCTTGGCTCTTCCAAATAAGTTCTCTCAGTTCCTCGGTCGTCTTACGAAGCAGCAACCCGCTAAACTGTGAGTGTGTCATGTAGCGAAGCGGATCAACCAACATCGCATAAG